GAACAAGATACATTTGTATGGGTATGGTTTGAAGATGAAGATAAATTTTTTAAGAGACCTTATTATTTGGCAGATATACATTTCAGTAATTATCATCCTCATAATTTATTTGAACAAAATATAAAATCAAACGTTACTTCACAATCCCAATACCCAAATACAAAATATATTTATTTTAGAAATGGTATTTGTATAGGAGTTGATTCGAGTAGTAACAATCCCGAAATATTTTTATATCATCCTGGAGCTTATTTGTTTATCAATAAAGATGGAGAAATACATTTAAAGGGGGGTACAACAGCTCTTGAATCTACTGTATTAGGTGAAACATTAAAATTATGGCTTGAGACTCATACTCATCCAACTGGAACTGGGCCAAGTGGTCCCCCTATTGAATCAGCAGATTTAATCAATATACTTTCAGAAAAAGTAAAAAATAACTAATGGCACTTAATCAAACTAAATTAAAAAATAATTTAATAGATTGGATGAGTAATCCTTATGCAATTAAATTAGATGCATTAGATGCTTTTACAAATGCATATGATTCTTATGCTCAAGATGCAGTTGCTACTTCAGGGGGATCTTTTGTATCAGCAAATTCCTCTGGGCTATTAAATACATTATTAACTTTACCGGATTCTGGTACTTCTCAAATAGCTTCAGATATATTTGCTAATGCTATTTCATTATACTGGACTGGAGCAGTTTTAACTCCAAGTACTGTATCTGTTACTTTGGTCCCTGCAACTTTATCATTACAATTATTACCAATCTTTTCAGATTTAAATCCAGAAAGAACTTATGAGCAAATTGCTGAATTATTAGCCATAGCTTTTCATACAGCAACCTTAACAGTTCAAACTATAAATCCAACAACTACACCTGCCCCTACCCCTGGAGTTCTTTCTTAAATTAAATTTTGTAATTATTTTTTACTAATAATAAAGTAGTATTTAGGAGGAAAATAATAAGTGGCAACTTACCAAGATATAGATATTTATGGTGAATTAACCCCAAGTGGTGAATTAAAAACTTATACAGGGGAAGATGCTGTTAAGAATGCATTACAATTATGGTTATCTTCTAAGAAAGGTGAATATCTTCTTAACCCTGGATTAGGTGGCCCATTAGATGCTTTTTCATTTAAGACTATGAATGAAGAATCTTTGACAATACTAAAATTTAAACTTATGTCTGCTATTGATACTGAATTTACACCTGCTATAAGATTAACAAATGTTTTATTTAACCCTGATTTTCAAAACAGAATCTTAGAAATTATATTAGCTTATCAAATAGAAGATACAGGAGAACAAGGGGAAGTTACTGTTTTTACCAATACTCAATATTCCTATAAAAATTTTAACTATGAAGACATATTAGAAGTTGGTGAAAATTTAAAATCTTTTTTTACAATTAAGAAACCAAGTATGACGGATAAAAGATTACTGTTTGATAATGAAGGTTCATTTTGGAAATGGGGAAAATATAAATTAGTAAATTTAACTCCTTTTGACCCATGTTTTGAAGATATACTAATAATTGCTAATACATAATATAAGGTAAGAAATTTATGATATATACATATGATGGAATAAAAGCTGCGATAGAAGAAAGACTCTCTTTAATGTCTCAATGGAATAAAATATTATTCTATGGGGTATATCAAAGAATAATTGACCTGTTAGCTTACACTTCTGATAATCTTATTTACTTAGCTGAATTTTTATATAGAGAAAGTAAATGGATTACAGCTACTAAACGAGATTCACTTGTTACTATGGCAAGATGGATGAGATATGTACCTTTTAGAAAAACAGGTGGAATAGGAAGATTAAAATTAAGTGCGGATCCAACCTTCAATCCTCTTTATAATTATATGGGTAAAAACGTTACTATTCAAAAATGGCATAGATTTACAGATCCTAATGATAATCTAAATGTATATTGTTCACAAGCAACTTCATATCTTACAGGTCAAGTAGGTAATATAAATATACCTATTAAAGAAGGTAACCCTAAAGAATTTTTATATATTGCTAAAGGAGAAATTTCTGAAAGAGTAAACATTTATTCAGACTCAATAGATAATGACATTATAGATGTTTATATAGTAGATTCTAATAACAATATTCTTCATACTGTTAATATAGTAGATACATTATATCTTGTATTTGATGTAGAAAATTATTCATGTGAAATTAGAAACTCTTCTAATAATGAATTTATTTCTGTTATCTTTGGCGATGGTATAAATGCAAGAAAATTAAATCTAAATGAAAGAGTACTCGTTAAATATGCAGAAACTTTGGGAGATCAAGGGAGCATTACTTCTGCAAACATATTAACAAAATCTAAAGATATATTTTATGATGAAGATGGTGCAGTAGCTTCTTTATATGTGTCTAATGATGAAGCTGTAATAGGTGGTACAGATATTGAAAATATTGAATCAATTAGAAATAACGCCCCTAATATTTTTCAAGTAGGTATGATTCTATCAAGTATACCTAATTGGGTATCTGTAATAAATTCAGCCCCTTTTGTTAACAAATCTAAGGTATGGTCAATAGAATCTTTAGGTGGGAGTTTAGATATATCAGAACAAAATATAGTTTATATAACAGCAGTTTCAAATACAGGGGGAGATTTAACTTCTGCACAGCAAAATGAATTATTAGAAACATATTTAATACCTAAAAAATCACTCACTGAAATTGTAGAATTTTTCCCCCTACAAAAAATATATGCGAAGTTTAACATTAAAGGTAGAATCCAAAATAGACCTATTTCTATTATGAATGAATCTATAAGAAATACAATTTTAAATGAATATGGGGTTTTTAATACAGACTTCCAACAAAATATATATGAATCAAATTTTATTTCTTTATTAGATAATGTCCCTGACATGGTTTGGCATGAGAGTGAAATATCTTATTTAGAAAAGAATCTACCAAGTTTAGTAAACAACAGAGTACTACTTACATCATTTACAACTTTAGATACTTCTATTCTTGAGAACCAACAATGGTTAGTAGATGACTCTTTTGAAATATGGTTAAAAAGAAAAATAGCAGGTGAATGGGGAGAACCATTACAAATAGCTTATACTACTACTGCAACAATTGTCGGTATGAATGGTTTTAATATTCTAAATGGCTTTGTTGTATATAGTTCAAATCAATATTCATATAATGTAGTAGAGATTACAAATGATATTGATCAGAGTGTTTATGGTGTACCAGATCCAGGGGATGATGACCCACTTGGATATATTTTGTATATTGCTTATAAAATGAAAGATGGTAATGGTGGTCAAATAAATACTGTAAGACTTCCACGTTTTTATCAGATTACAGACATTGATGTAGATTTTATTGATACAGATTTAAGTTACCCTGTATAAGAGGAGATAAGGAATAATGAATTTTTCATTTAAAAAATTTCTACCGAAAATAATGGAAGACTCTCTATGGGGAGAACTTATAGAAGTATGGCAAAGTATTTATCAAGATATAAAAGATGATGTTGTATTTAAAATATTTAATCAGTATGATTTAGATAATGTAGGTGAACAAGATTTAATTGACCTTTCTAAAATGTTTGGGTGGAGTTTATTATATCTTACAGGTTATACTTCCACTTTTGAATTCTTACGAAAAGAAGTAGAATTGATTATACCAAGACTTGTTACTAAAACAACTCCTTTCAGTTTTATTCTTACAGGTGTTCCTTTTAATTTAATAGCTAATGGATATTCAGTTATATATGATGAAGATGAAGAAATATATATAGGGGTTGAAACATTAACTGGGACTTCTATAGTAGGTACAGTTAATTTAGATAGAGAAGATCAAGGATTTATCTACGAAAGAAGTATTACTGGATTAGACAGAGGTTTAACTTTAGATGCTACCCCTACTTTAAAATCTGATGAGATGTATAAAGTTAGTGTAGATCCCCCTCCTTATTTATCACAAACTACTTTAGATGCTGTAGAATTCCCAAAGCTTGATGGTAGTTTATTGCTGTATTCATTAACAAGAAATTTTATATTTAGTTATACTCATAAATTTGTAGAAAATGCAAATGAGTTTATGTCTATAAATACACAAAGAGTTTTAATGAATGATATAGATCAAATTAAAAAGGTTACTAATAGATGTTATTATGAACCTTATTTACATATAAATTTAAAATCAGATAAAACACAAACAGATAAAGTATGGACTGACTATCAAGGGAATACTTTATATACACAAAAAAGTATTTTAATTACTGATAATTTATCACAATTAAAAACAATTAGATTTGGAAATAGTAAACATAACACAATTGATACTTCTATTACTGATGTAGACAACTTTATTTATGAATGGAATTTTGATATTACTAATATAATATTACAAGATATAGATCATTACATATTTAGACTTAATATGTATGAAAGACAAAAATTAGAACCATTTACAGAAATATGTATATTAAATGAATCAGATGAAATTGTAATGTATTCAGAATTTCCAAAAGTACAATGGCATCCAAATATGTATTGTAATTTAAAATTTGAACTAAAGATTATATAAGAGGAAATTTATGTCGATAACCAATTTAGGTAATCAATATATAACATGGGATTATAAACACCCTGCTACTGCAAGAGATTTCAATACTGTTCTTAGAGAAGGTATAAAACCAGGAATCTACAAAGGTGGAGAAATTACTTTATTAGGGGGAGTTGAAATTTCTATTGCACCATTTGTAGCATACTTAAAGTCTGGGGCAGATAAATTAGTAAGAGTAGAAACCAGGACTTCTATTCAATTATCTATCACTGAATCAACACCTGTATTAAGTATAACATATACATGGTCAGATGTAATAGAAAATTGGTTAGACTTTAATCAAAGAGCATCTGGCTCTTCTCCTATAGCAGATGAAATAACTTTTGGTGAATTTATATTTGATAGTGGTTCTATTGTATCTATAGATCAAACAGAAAAAACATGGGGATTATATCATAATGATGGTAATCTAAGAATTCCCGAAGGTAAAGTAGGGATAAATAATAATTTCCCTTCTAAAGAATTAGATATTATAGGGGATGTAAAAATAGATGGAAATTTAGAAATTGCTTCTACAGATTTAGTTGATAACCTTAATGCTGATCAGGTTGATGGATGTGACGTTGAGACTACACTTTCTCCTACTTTGGATACGAAAATACCTACAAGCAAAGCTATAGCAGATTGGGTGCTTGAAAATGTATATCCTGTGGGTAGTTTTTATGTACAATATCCTGATGCTTCTAGTAATGATGATGCTATAGCATTTCCTGTATCTAAACGACCTGCAACATTATTTGGTGGCACATGGGCGGAGCAGTTTAATACGGAGAATGTATTTTTTAGAACCGCTGGAACAGATTATCAGGTGAGAAGTGCTGGTTTGAGTCTTGACCAGATGCAAGGGCATGTCCACGGAGTGAATAGGGGTGTAGGAACTGCGGGATCAGGCAGTGCTGTATACATAACTGCCATGTATTCTGGAGACTTGATAATAACAAGTCCTATAGCTGACGGCAGAAACGGCACTCCTCGCACTGGAGCAGTAACCGAACCCCGTAACCGCCTGATGAAGCTTTGGAAAAGAACAGCATAATAAAAGGAGGAATTTTAAATGTTTTGGATAGCAACTAAAGGAAATAAAATAGTTTATATAGTAGATACAGGTGATGGGGAACAGGGAATATTAAAATCACTCGAATATCAACAAATTACAGATTACGACCAAATACAATCTG